TACGAAGATAGTTGTCTTTCACCCAAGGTTTGGATGCAATATACATCTTGTATGCGTCAAAAGTAGAAATACTAGTATCAAACTTGTATTCCTCAGGCATTGCCCGTGCGAAAGGAGTTACTTCATCCAACTTACCCTTAGGGAAAAGATAGTATGCATGAGTCAATGTCCCCTCACAAGAGTGAGTCTTATTATAGCGCAAACTATACTCTTGGCACAAGTTCAATCCCCACTTGATAAGCCAATAGGCATTATCCACCGTTTCCGCCGCCCATTTGGTGCATGGGTGGTTGCGAAATGCCCCCTTCGCTGTCTTATAGGCAGTGCCGTCTTGCTTGGGAAGAACCCCATAATCATGATACCAGGGAGAAGCAATAATGCTAAGCATTTGGCAGCACTCAAGCGGCATCTTGACAATGTGCTTGTCAGGAAGACAGATGGCACTTTCAGCAGGGAATGGATTTGTGACAAAGATGTTCATCGAAAGAACTGCATGAGATATCCTAACCCCCATTGTAGGGTGTTGGGAGGGATATCGTCAACGTTTTCTTCTAAAAGTTTTTTTGCTGCGACTAAACGTTCAACACCACAAGCTTTCGCTGATGCTTCCGAAATTGAATTGAATTCACGGAGTGCTTCATCATCCCCCTGCTTATATCCACGAACATAATAATCTCTTGCTTGCCGCATGAGTTCTTCAGTTTCTGGAGCAAAGGTAATTGTTTCTTCCTTCAAAGGGATTTGCATTCTTTTCATACAAGACATGCTAAACTTCATTGCACGGCGAGTGTCATCGATGGATAAAGCATAATCTTCTCCATCTCGGAATGCATACTGAATAATACCATTAGTACATTCCATCACACGCAAAATGGCAATCTTGTCTAACTCTTCGTTTGGTAGATTATTATAAAGTTCTTTCCAATTTTTCATAACGAAAGTTGAATAATTTTAGAGGCATCAATTGCAGAGAAAAATGTTTCCAAACCAACGATATCCCAAGTCTTAATCTTAACAGCAAATGGAAGCATTGCTACGTTTCCAAATAGGCGGATCCAACATCCCCAATAAACAGAAACATAAAGAATAAAAAAGTATCCAATAATTAAACAGATACTTCCCAAGACACGTAGTTGATTTGCGTTCATTCAAGTGGTCTCACAAATTCGTTGGAAACAATGTCTCTAGCATCCATTGCTTCATACATGTATGTTACACCAGCACGAGGAACTGTGTGTTCTCCACATGTAAAAACGTCACAAACTGCCATACCAACCTCTGGCCAAGTGTGAATACTGATATGAGACTCAGCGAGCAGAACAACAGAAGTCACACCTTGTGGATCAAACTTGTGGGAGGAAAGATCCAATAAGGTACTCTTACAGAGTTCTGCTGCCTTCACAAGAACATTGCGAACATGCGCTTCATCATCCAAAAGTCCAAAAGGACAACCCTTAAGGGTAAAGAGAATGTGCCTCATCATCCAAAGGTGGAATCAGGTTCCAGAGCAATGTAATACTTGAGGTTGTAACGAGTGTTAGTGAATTGAGAAAGCAGTTTAGAAGAAACAACAACATCATATGCACCAGGAATAATCTTGATGTTTTCTACTTTGAAATTGAAAGTAAATTCCTGATCGGTTTCACCAACAACAATAGCATACTCATTAGAAGTATCATTCTTCTTATCACGAACCACCAGTTTGATGACACCTGCTTCACCAACTGCAGAGAGATCAGGTAGTTGATACACTGCTGCTGCTTTCACCAGTTTCTCCAGAGATGCACTGTCCAATTGGAAACAAACATCTTGAGAAGGAAGTTGAATGTCTTTCTCAGGGGGAGAAATAATAACATTAGGATCGGCAAAGAAATACTTCACACGACGCTTACCTTCTTTGATACTCAGATAAGATGCTTCATTGAAGTCAAGATCAGGATCCTGGTGAAGACTCAAACCATTTAGAAACTGATTAAGATCATAGATGGCAAAATCACGAGGAAACTCTTCTTTGATATCTGCCTCTGCCAGAATGTTCTTAGCGACAGAAATAGTACGAAGACGGTTACCCTCTTTCACGAGGATAGAGTTGTTGATACCTGCAAAGTTCTTAAGAATAGTCAGGGTATTATCAGAGAGTTTCATGTTATTCATTGATTGTAAGTTTCGCGTTGTGCATTCTTATCGTTGAAGTGCATCAGAAGTACAGCATAATGCAGAATCTTCATAATATCACGGCGGGCAGTGCCTTTCTTATCATAACGAGAGGCATACTTGAGAATATTAGAACGGCAGAATGCTTCTCCGTCACCACATGCTTCAATCAGGTCCAGCGTTTGAATTTTATCATCACCAGAAGAGTAATGTTGATTGTATGTTGCGGAAATATATTCTTCCAATTCTTTGATGATTCGTGATTCGCTGTACTTGTAACGTCGATCAGTTTTTTCAGTCATTTTGTTTTGAATTAAGAATTCGTAGTCACTGTGACCCCAAGGAGTCATTCCGTCATTAACGGAGTACGGATATTCATCCATTTTTAGTTCATCATAAAGTAAAGACCAGGAATTAACCATAGCAGAAAAGGAAATCATTTACAAGTGATTCTGCTTTTTCTTTTCCAAACTTGCTGGAAAGATATCCACTTACAGGATCCAGGCGTTTCATATATTTGTCGAAATCCCCGTAAGTAGAAGAAACAGCAAACCCACTAGGTTTCTTTGATTCTAGCATTTCTTTGTATGCTTGTAAATAGGCACGGAAGTCATCAAGATAATCATTGACCTGATCCATCGTGCATTTGCGAACAAATACATTCTCGGAGAAGTGATTACCAGGTTCAAAGAATCTGAATGAACCATCTGCCTTTGGGAGATCTGGATGAGAGAACAAATAGTTTTCCACTGGGTGTTGGAAGTCAAATACAATAATAACCTTCTTATCAAAGAAACCCATCAAATCCATCCCGAAGCAGGGTAGATTCTCACCCGTCTTTGGATAGATGATGTTGTTATATATGCAAGACTTTCCATCCCAAATCTCAACTTCCCTGGACTTGAGAACATATTTATTGTTATATATCTTGGCGGAGAGGGAGGTGCCGTTGTCCTCCCAGTCTGCCCAGTCACAAATGTTCTCGAAGTCAGGAAACGTTTCCCACAGTACCTTCTTGTACTGGTTCCACAGGGAGTTGGAAGTCGGCGTCAACTTTGTCATAGAGTTCAAGGAATGCTTGTTTGGTTTCATCATCAAATCGGTTTACACAGACTTGAATTGCTTTTGCTTTGTCTTGGAAGATAGAATAGGCACGAATGATATGTACCAGACGGCGAGTGGAAATGATTTCTTCAATACCACCATCATAGAAGGTCTTACGGATGATGTCAGCCCAGTCAGTCAGACGCTTGCAGAAATCAGAATCACTAACACCCAGAGAAGAAGAAATACCCTCAAGGATCTTCTGCTCAGTCTTAGGAGTCGGATACTCCTGCTCAAAGGTCACAGGGAAACGCTCAAGGAATGCCTCATTAAGCACATTGGTGCCGATGAAGCGTCCATCATCACTACCCTTACCTTTGGTGTTGGCAGTGGCAATAACATTGAAACCAGCAGCAGGTTTCACCCAACGACCAATCTTCTTGAGGAAGACACCCTTACCTTCTAGAATGGACTGAAGGCAGAGGATCTTATTGGAAGCCAGGTCAATCTCATCAAGGAGAAGAACTGCTCCACGTTCGAGTGCTTCGATGACGGGACCGTTATGCCATGCGGTGTTCCCATCAACAAGCCTAAAACCACCGATAAGGTCATCTTCATCAGTCTCAATAGTAATATTTACACGGATCAGTTCGCGTCCAAGTTGGGCACAAGCTTGCTCAACAGAGAACGTTTTACCGTTGCCAGAAAGACCCGTAATGAACGTAGGATAGAAAAGACGAGATTGAATAATTTTGCGAATATCGCCAAAGTTACCAAAGCGGACGAAGGTATCATCTTTTTCGGGGATAAGATTTTGTTGTTCCTGAACGGGAACAATTGCAGCAGGAGCCTGATAGGTTTGCTCCATTTGTTCCCGAACAGTAAGATTCCACTTACCACGACCAGTTTTGTATTGCTCAAGTTTCTTAGTAACGGTCTGGTAGTTAGAACCATTCATAGCACACCATCCACGAATATCAGCAGAAGTAACGGACTCACCGTAAACTGCCTGAAGAGAAGTAATGATGTAGTCAGCAGAGATGGTCATTTGTTTGGGATTTGTTTTTCAACTGAAGTTATTATATACGAAAAAAGGGGGTTTCAAAACCCCCAGTGTGCGGTTTTTAAATTGGACCTCAACCTTCGCCCCATCCTTTTTCTTCAACACTTTCTTCAACGACAGGTTCAAATTTAGGTTCTGGTTTAGGAGCAGGTGCTGGTTTTGGTGCGGGTTTAGGAGCAGGTGTAGGTTCTGGAGTGGTTCCTGTTAGGGGTCTTCCAGCAATACGATCTAAAAATCTAGACATCGTTATAAAAAATTTTTAATTATTTATTAGGCAACAAGCTCCACAAACTCTCCAAGGATTTTTTTATTCATTTTCTTAGACTTGAGACTCTTGGCAAAAGCAGATTTGATTTGAGTCTTAGTAGCATCTTCAGCAACCTCAAAGTCAGCATCCTGAGAAAGGGCATTAGCAGAAATACCAAAGTAGGAATGATATCCAGACTTCTTGATAGTGAATGCCCTTTCTTTCCTCCAGATACTCATGGTCTTCTCGTGCTCAGGACCGAAGTATCCACAGTAGCGGCGAATGAAACCACCAGCATCACGGGACTCAAGCACACGGATACCAATGAAGTTGATATCCTTGAAGTTATCGCGGAGGTTGCGAAGAAGAATATCAGTGAATTCATACCACTCACAATCAAGAGAGTAGGACATACCAGTCTTACGATCACGGAGGAAAGAATTAGGTCCAATGTAATTGGTGCCCATAAAAGGTTCATCCTCCCAGCGGCGCTGAACTTCACGGTGATACTTGGGCATTGCTGCTTCACCATCAGTCAAGATTACACACTGAACTTTCTGGAGTTTGTTCTCCTTTTGGAAATTGGGAAGAATTTGATGGAGAGAAACAAGAGTTTCATTCAAGGGGGTTCCAGAAAGACTCATACCATAAGGAATTTGATAACGAGTGAAAGTGTTCCAACGGAAGGCATGGGCAAGACGGAACAGATTCTTCATCTGTTCTTCCAAAGTTTTACCATTAGTCTTGCTAGTGAGCATATTCATGAGAGAGAACCACTCACCAACCTGAACCAAACCATCCTTTTTGGTATAGGCAAGTTCACGAATATTTGCTTTACCATTCTCATCATAGGAAACTAGAGGATAGTCACTGGTGAAAGCATAAACCTCAAAAGGAATAGCAACCTTCTTACAGAACCAAACAAGGTTAAAGAGTTGCTTGACGGTATCGAGCATCACATCACTCATAGAACCAGACCAGTCAAGGATAAACACCAGACCGTGATTCTTACCGTCAGCAAGGGTAGTGACTTTCTTGAAGAGGTCTTCATTGTATTTGTAGGTGTGAAGTTTGGTGCAGTCCAGCACACCAGTGCGAGCAGTAGTAGCACGAGCATAGGAGTCTGCTGCCTTACGGCACTCAAACTCTTTCACAAGATAATTGACTTCTTTCTGTGCCGAACGTTTGAACTCTACAAACTTCTTATCAACTTCACCAAAGATTTCCTCATGGGTGTGCTCCTGTTCTTCGATCCAAGAACCCCAGTATTCTTTACACTTATCATGAATTTCAGCATTAGGAACAATGATTTTTTTCAAATCAAGTTTTGGCAACTCAAGATAAACATTCTCAGGACCACCATTCTCAACGAGTTGCTTGAGTGCTTCCTCAAGCGACTCCATAGTTTTAACCTCTGGTTCCTCATTGGTTTCACCACCAGCAGAAGTAGGTTGCTGCTCCTGCTCAGCAGTGCCACCATAAGAATCGGTTTCACCAGGCTGCTCCTGCTGATCATTCTCACCCTCAGGTTGATCAGAAAAATCAGAAGCACCTTGATTAGAACCAGAAGTCTGAGACTCCAAATCATCCATGGGAGTCTTCATTTCTTCTTCCTGCTTCTGCTTACAAAACCTATAGAGCTTCCAAGCAGCAGCAAGAACATCAACAAAAGTTTCAGTCTCTCCAATCAAGGTGACAAGTTCTTTCTCATCATCCTCAAAAGGAACATCTACAAAGTTTCCAATCTTGTAATAAAGATTAACCTTATCGGCAAGATTATAGGTAGTAATATCTTCATCTTCAAGTTGGAAGAAATCTTGCTCAGCAAGCTCTCCATACCCTTTGTAGAAGGTCTTGGAGAGACCCGCATACCGACGCTTCATCAGTTTTTCGATACGAACGTCCTCAACCACATTCACAAACTGTGGAGGGATCTTGTGCTCCTTCAACCAATCCTCATCGGGAGTATAGAGAGCATGTCCCACTTCATGACCCACCAGGAGATCATAGACGGTGCTGCTTGCCTTCTCCCACATAGGAAGAGTCAGCACACGAGTGTGGACATTAAAGCAGGCAGTCTCCACCTTCTTGTGCTCAACCACCAGGTCCTCAGTGGCAAGGAGTTTAGCAAGTTGGGACTTGATTTCGTGGCGAACGGTCATAGGTCTGTTGCGTATGAACCTATTATACAAAAGAACCCCGCTGTTTAGGCGGGGTCATGTGACGGTTCATCAACTGTCTTTGGGTATAATTATTTATCAGTATCAAGATGCAACAAATGCTTCTCCAAGTTCTACTGCTTCTTGGAATCCTACAAGTCTTGGTGATGCAGAATCAATAACTTCTTGTTTCCCAAGAATAATCTTAATGTGTTTTGTATTTTGTGTGATTATACTATGAATTTCTTCACTATGAGTACCTTCTGTAACAAGACGACGAACTAAATCTTCACTATGTCCTGTAGATTCAAGTGTTCTTTCCAAGTTGAATGTTGCTCGTCTTTTTGAGTCTGGCATTTAATTACTCCTATTGTACAATGTTTAATTTTTGTCTCCAAAAATCCATTCCTTTACACTTATTTAAAATGTTTTTAGAGAGAATTTCTGATGGATCTGGTGCAGTTGATTCAAGTTTAGAATGAACTTGGTGCATATCAGCAAGTCCATAAGTTCTCAAATCTTGTTCTTGGTTTTGATTCTTCAAATTATCAAAGGTATGTTCATAATATTCTTCACCAACAAATTCATACAAAGATTCAAGAGTTTCTTCTGGATTATTTACCAAGTCTTTATATTCAACAAAATGAATATTGTCTGCAAATCCTTGCTTTAGTCCTTTTTGAATTGCATCTAAACTTTGACCAAGAATTCCTTGAGGACCAGCAATATATTCACAACGATTATCATCACTCAAGGGAATATTAAGTTTAACAAGTTGTTCATCAATAAAGTTAATTCTTTCCTGACCTTCTTTATAGGGATTACGACGAATCATCATAATCATTGAAGTGAGAATTTCATCAATATCTCTCACAGGACAAATAATCTTTGCTTGTTGACCAATATAACCTTGAATATAAGGAACTCTTGCAGTCCAAGCACGATTCTTATCAATTACTACAGGTTTCTCAACATCATCATAGAATTGATCAATAATTGAAGAGATAATATTCTTTGCTTGTTCTGGTTTTGGATATCCAGTAAAGAGTTCATTATTTGCTAAATGATTTTCCACAGTATACATTGTGGATAAAACTGGACTTGAAGGACCAGAATAAAATCTTGGATTTTGATTTAAAATCGCAGAAAGGACGGTACTACCAGAACGAGGTAGTCCTGCCATAAAATAATAAGTTTTCATAAATTAATTTCTATCAAACTGCAGTAGTTGTAAGTGTACCATCAGTATTTACACTCAATCTCCAAGCAACTCCGTTGGAATCAGTAAGTATAACACCCTCTGAAGTATTAACACCAACTTTAACATCACCCCCAACTTGAAGTTTCGTTGTTGGATTTGTGGTTCCTATACCAATATTGAAGTTTTCATTACCCACAATCCAATAATCAGTATGACCGCCAGATCCAGTGGTTTTTATACCAATTGCAAGTTGAGTGCTCTTATGTGGTTCTGGAGCATCAAAATCACCCCTGAATGCATTAGTACCAACACCAATGATAACTTTATGATCTACCGTTGTGGTATAGTCACCAAAACCACCTGTATGAGCACCAAGGAACATACTCCACGATGTTGTGGCAGAAGCATATCCTGCACCCTCTCCTAAGAAAACATTTTCTCTTCCACCATCATTATCAGAACCAGCGCCGCCACCAATATAAACATTTCTAGAACCACTATAGTTTTGACCAGCACCAGCACTATTACCAATAATAATATTAGAAAAAGCATCAGTTGATGAATTGAGACTATATCCAGAATATCGACCCAGGAATATATTATCCGTTCCTGTAGTATTGGCCTGTCCTGCAAACTGTCCAATGGCAATATTACGTGATCCAGTGGTATTATATGCTCCTGCATATCTACCAATAAAGACATTCTGATTTCCAGTGGTGTTATATTTTCCTGCAGACGAGCCAAAGAAGTTATTATCATCTCCACCAGTGTTAGAATATCCCGCATATGAACCAATGAAGTTATTTTGATGTCCATCGGTATTGTTAATTCCAGCACTATAACCACCTATGAAAACATTATTATAACCAGTGGTGTTAGCACGCCCAGAATAAAGACCAAAGAAGTTATTATAATATCCAGTGGTGTTGTTTTCTCCCGCATAAAGACCAAAGAAGTTATTACCAGTTCCAGTAGTGGTTAATTTACCTGCACCACCACCAATAAAGTTGTTATTAAGTCCTTTCCAATCACCACCTACTTTTGGGGTCAGGTTTGGTCCTGTATTTTCATCGCCAATTAGAACATTTGTTGATGGATAAGCATATCCCAGAACAGTTCCAAATCCAATTACTTGAGAATCAAATGTTGAACCAACTTGTAGTTTCGTTTGTGGATTTGTGGTCCCCACTCCAACATTAGAAGTTGTGTTAATTCCTGCTCCTGTTGATTCCCAGTAGGATTCCCCACCTCCACCTCCACCACCGATAGTAGTGCCACCAGCAGTGGAACCATCTGATAGTTTGAGGGAGGCAACACTGGGGTTATAGAATACTTCTCCTTCATTTCCAATAAAGGCATCAGGGTCAGTTGCTCCAAGTTTTTCTACAAGAAGTCTATAAGTAGTGTTGGTTGATAAAGACATTTTATTTTATACAGACTTTTTATGTATTTATTAAAAAAAGCGTCCCCTTGCTGGAGACGCTTCTTGAGTGCTTGGCGGCGTGCCTTTGCTTGTCGGAGTGCTTGTGGTTTAAGTTTTCGTTTCTGTTCTTTCTTGGAATGGTGCTGCCAATTTGGAGTGTTCATTCTTCTTGTGCCTGTGAAGACACCATACGGGAAAAACCTTTGACTTTTTCGAACCTTATGACACTTTCGAATTTGTCATGAAGATCTGCTTTGTGGGAAATCACAAAGATATTAGCATCCTTAATCACATAACGAATAATCTTAAGGAACTCATCGGTTCCAAATCCATCAAGAGAACTATCAAACACCTCATCCATAATCAGCAGATTAGTATTAACGGAGTTTTTGACTCGGGCGACTTCTCTCCAAGTGAAGAGTAGGGCAAGGTCGATTCTCATTTTTTCACCCTCACTGAAGGAACTATAAGAAAAGTCTTCGTGAATGGGCGATTTTACCGTTTCGTTAAATTCTTCATCCAAATGAAAATTAATATAAAAGTCCATCATCTGTAGGTAACGATTGACCTGCTGATTTATGAACGGAAGATACTTCTTAATGATCTTCGTCTTAACGCCATCGTCCCTGAGTAGGGAATAGGCAAAATCGTAATAAACGATTTCCTGTTTTTTGTCTGCTAAGTATTCGAATGTTTTTTGGAGACTTTCTTTAAATTCCTCTAGCTTCTCATGTTCAGTATTTCGGTTTGCAAGGTTCTCGGCAATTGTTTGAATTTCATTTTCAAGATCTCTGATTTGTCTCTGGTTGAGGGAAATCCGAGTATTGTTTTGAGAAATGCCATGCGTGAGTT